AACTTAATTACATTGTTTTTGTAACTATCTAATAAATCATCAGCTGCGTCAGTTAATCCTTTTTTTCTTAATAAATCAACAAATTTTAAAGTTTCTCTTCCAACTTTATCTCTTTGTTTATCAATTGATTTTACGAATTTTTTATATTGGGGAGCTGCACCTACTTCTTTCAATGTATCTTTATATCCAAATTCTTCTTTTATGGATTCCATAACTTTGTTTTGTTTAGGTTTTGATTTTTTCTTTTTATCACCATATCCCATTAAAGATTTGTAATCCATTTTATTCTCCTCTGAATATATCGTTAATTATATTTTCAATTTTACAATCGTGACAACACACACCATCATGTCTTGTTCCAACACCTTCATTCAGTTTACCTTCATTTGTTGGTGATAAAAATGCTCCGTGAGTAGATGGATTAGATACAAAGTCAAATGCAATAAGTTCAAAATCTGGTTGAACTTCTACAGTATCGTCTTCTGATAATTCTTTTACTGAACCGAGTCCTCTTGATGATATACCAAGTTTGATACCTGATTTAAACAATTCTTTCAAAATATTACCAGCTGGTGTTCCTAATACTTCAACCGTTCCCATTAAATCATTTCCTTCAAAATGCATTTCCAATACATTATGAGATACATTATTTAAATTAACAACAGATGAGTCTGGATGGTCGAGTTCACCTAATGCTCTTCGTTCAGCAATCTGAACCTTTTGATACTTTTTTGCTTCTCTCATTAAAGTTTCTTTTGGATATACCCTACCATTTTGGTTTTTGGCTTCCGCTCTTTGTAATACACCTTTAACAACCAATCTCCCATTATTCTCATTAATAGATTCATTAATTTGTTGTGGTGATACCTCAAATGGTATGTAATCTACTATCACTTGTTTTGACATTACCGTCTCCTTAGTTAAAATCTTTTTGGTGGACCTGATAATCCACTTTTGTAAATATATAAAATTTTTCCATCATCATCACTACTACCACTTACGGCTGTGGGATTCATAAAAACTTCTGAACCTGATTGTGGTTTACCAAAATCAATATAACTGGATGACATAAAAGTTCTTTTTCTCTCTACTAAACTTTGTGAGAAAGTATTTAGTGTTACATTTGATGTTACACTCATACTAACATCATTTTTAATACTATCAATAACTCTTACTTGACTTACACTTGCACTCGTTATCTGTATTTTATCACCACTTACTAATTCTGTTGTAAAAGCTGTCCCATTACCTGAAATTTGTTTTGAATTTTTTGAACAAGTTATTTGTCCTGTTCCAGTTAAATTCAAATCCAATTCAGCAAAAGAAGTGGAACTACCATAAAAAAATCCTACATTATCACCTAAATCACCAAAATAAACTGAATTTGGTGTTTTGTTAAAAGTATAAAAACTTACAGAATTAACTCTATCATAAGCGTTTTTTGGTAACTCACCTGGTTTTTGCTTTTTACCATCTGCGACATACTTAGACAATTAAGCACCTCCACCACTAAGTCCACTTTTGTAAATTAAAACAACTTTTCCAATATCTGCCGTACTACCACTTATTGCACTTGGAGATATATTAATAGTTGTGCCCGCGGCTGGTTTTCCAAAATCAGTATAATTACTTGAGTTTATTTTTCCAGCTGCACCTAATGCTGCAAAAGAAGCAGAACTACCGAAAAACATACTAATATTTGTTCCTGGTGTTTGAGTAAAAGTCACAGCATTTGGTGTTTTTATCAATGTACAACTACTAGCTACTTCAGCACTATCATAAGCATTATCAGGTAATACATCTGGTTTTTGTTTCTTAGTTCCATCTGCTACATACTTTGGCATTTACTATCTCCTATTTCCAAGCATTTCGTTTCAACCATATATCTCTTAATATATCGCCAACGACATCTCTAATTAATTTATTTATTTGTTTCAAATCTTTATCGTTAAGAGCTTCACTAACAAACTTATATCCAGTTTGTTTTTCAATGTTTTTCTTCCTTTTCTTTTTCATCTTACCAAAAGCAAAAGGTGTTGAATATCCCGCAACATCACCAGTGGTTGTTATTTCCTCTATAGATTCTTCATCCAAGAGTTCCATAGTTAGTTTTTTCACTAACTCTTTAAATAACTTTCTTGTCTTTATTTCCACTTTTTTTCAACTCTTTTAATAGTTCTAAATATCTCATTGTTTGGATAACGTATTCATCTTTAACAATTTCTGATTTATCATTCAATCCACAAAATTCATTAATTGATTTTAAAGCTTCTGTCATTTTTATTTTCACTACTTTATCTTTAAGATTTTTAGAATTTTGTTTTAAATCTTTTTTCAACCCATTTACAATCTCTTTCAAAGTATCTTTTAATGAATTAGTATTTGATATATTATTAATATACTCACGGAGTAGATTTTTTTGCACCCCACTTAATTTTGTATATTTTTGATTGAATTTTTCTAAAAGAGTTTTGTAAGTTAAAATTCTTAAATCTTCATCATCAGGTAATGTTTTTACAGTTTCTGATAATTTTACATTATTATCCCTTGTTGTAACATGCTCAACCAAGTTAAAAAACGATTCTGTTTTTTCATCAGGTGATAAAGATTTATATTCGAATAATTTATAAATAGAAGCGTAAGTTTTATAATTTGGAACTTTTGAAGACATAAATTTTTGTAAATTATAACTAACCTGTATCTCCTTAATTAAATTATATTTTTCTCTTCTCAATATAGAATTATTTAAATCATTTCGTGACTTCATAACTTCATTAATGAAGTAATCAGCTTTTGAATCTGATTTGAATTTTTTTGTGATTAATATATTGTATAGAGCGAGTTCTTTACCCAACTCCGTATTTTCGTTAAATCTCTCTTTAACGATAGTTACCGCTTTACTTTTGTTGTTTTTATTCAATACATCAGATGTAATTTGCCTTAGCAAAAATTCAAACAACAGACCTGTATTGCGGATTTTGTTATGTTTAACTTTACGCATGTCTGAGTCCCCATTTTGTTTGGATACTATTTATGTAATTATT